CGCAGGACTCCGTGAAGAAGGCGGGCCGCAAGCTGGAGATGACCTACCAGCTCATGAAGCGGTCGAAGGAGGTTCGCCGTGATCTGGAGTTCGTCCTGACGGGCGGGCACACCACGACGCGCGCCCCGGCGGCCGGCAACTCCACGACCGCGCGCGAGATGCGCAACCTCATCACCTGGTTCACCACGAACGATTCCCGTGGCGCCTCGGGTGCGGACGGTTCGTCCTCGACAGCGGTCACGGACGGCACGCAGCGCGCTCTCACCGAGACGCTGGTGAAGGGTCGCATTCAGGCGGCGTGGACGGCCGGTGGTGAGATCGACCTCATCATGCCGGGTCCGTTCAACAAGACGGTGATTTCCGGCTTCACCGGCAACAACACCCGCACGCAGGACACGAGCGACAAGAAGCTCGTCGCCTCAATTGACGTGTATGTGTCGGATTTCGGCACGCACAAGGTCAAGGCGAACAAGTTCTCGCGCGACCGTGACCTTCCGCTTCTCGACACGTCCCTCTGGGCCGTCTCGACGCTCCGTCCGTTCCAGACCATCGACCTGGCGAAGACGGGCGATGCGACCAAGGGCGCGGTGCTGGTGGAATGCACCCTTGAGAGCCGCAACGAGGCGGGTTCGGCCATCGTCGCGGACCTCACGACCTCGTAATAGGTCGCAAGCACGTTCGGAACGGGGCCGCTCCTCTGGGGCGGCCCTTTCCCTTTCAACGGAGATTTCATGGCCCGGCACTCATCCGCTCAGGTCGAGCGGCCCGACTTCACGCCCAACTACACCGGCTCTGGCTTGGATGATGTTCGGGCGCTCGCGGAGCGGGGGATCGACCAGAATGCGTTTCGTCCGCAGCCGAAGCGCGATTTCGTTCTCCATCTCACCAAGGATGAGGAGGACGACAAGGTTTATGTCGTCTGCACCACCGACCTTGGCCCGTGGACGCACGAGAAGAAGCTGCGCCGCAACGAGACGGCGGAAGTGCCGCGCAAGATTGCCCTGCTGATGCAGCGCAATGGCCATGTCGTGATTACCGGCGACGTGCCGAAACCGGAACCCGAGCCCGCAGAGACGGAGGGCGAGGAGGCGCCGAAAGCGCCGAGGGCTAAGCGCGGCTCCGTCCCCGCAACCAATTCGCAGGAGACCTGACACATGGCAAATCTCGCTCAGCACCCGGACGGCAGCGCCGATTTCGTCGGGTACGACAACACCTTTGCGGGCTTCACCGCCGCCAATTGCGAGTGGAACGCCTCTTCGGTTGATAAGACGTTCTATGTCGCCAATCGCCGCGTTGTCGTGAAGGGCATCCGCCCTCGCGTCACCGTTGCGGGCACCGACGCCTCCGCCGTGACCGCCGTTGTCCGCAAGGTTCCTTCGGGCACCGCGATCACCTCGGGCACGGCTTTGCATTCGGGCTCGATCAACCTCAAGGGCACGGCGGACACGAACCAGAGCATCACGCTTTCGACGACCAGCTCTGATCTGCTCATGGACGCGGGCGACGCGCTGGCGATTGACTTCACCGGCACGCTCACCTCCGCGACTGGCGTCGTTTCCGTCTGGCTTGTGCCGGCCTGATCCGATGGCAGCTCTCAAGGTTGGCGCAGTCGGGGCGCAGGTAACGACGGCGGGCACCTCCGCCACGACCGCGATCCCGAACGACGCCAGCGGCAGCCGTGCCCGATGGGTGAGGCTGTCTGCGCTCGCCTCGTGCTACGTCCGCCCCGGCTTCGTGGGCACCACCGCGACCACGGGCGACATGCTCCTGATCTCGGCGGATTCGGTGTGTCTCGACGTGCGCCCCTATACGCACATCGCGCACATCCAGGAGACGGCGGCGGCGAAGTTCAACATCACGCCGCTGGACAGCGAGCCGTGATCGAAGCCATCCCCGATCCCGTGCCGTCCGAAGCGGAGTTTGTGGCCGAGGCGGCGCGGGCCGAGGAGTCGTTCCGAGCGGCGCGGATCGACGAGAACCGCGTGCTCATCGACGAGACGGACGGCGTCCGGGAAATCCTGCATCTCGACGGCGACAAGTTCGCCATTGAGCGCGTGCAGGACGTGGAAGAGACGTTGGAGTGGTGCAAGGGCCGCTACAACGAGGGGCTCGTCAACCGCCATTGCGAGTTCCGCCAAATCGCTTCGCTCCCGGAAAACGCCCTCGTGATTTGGGGGAAGGGAAGGGGCATCGACGTGCCGAACTGGTACCTGAAAAAAGAGTATCAGGATTTGGTTGTTGAGGCGGCGCACGATCGCGACCTCTCGGGGTTCCGCACGCTCCCTGGCCACTACTCGCGGCGGGGGTAGTCAATGGCGATCAACACCTATGCCACGCTTCAGACGGCGCTCGATAACTGGCTCGACCGGACGAACGTCACCGCGCGCTCGGCTGAGTTCATCGCGATGTTCGAAGCGCGGTTCAAGCGCAAGGTGCGCGTGCGCGAGATGGAACAGCGTTCCACCGCGTCCCTCAACGGACGCTATCTCGCGCTCCCGACATCGCCTGACGCCTTCCTTGCGATGCGCGCCCTGAAGGTCAACACCGATCCCGTGCGCGTGCTGGAGCCTGTTTCCCCAGATTACCTCTGGACCTTCTACGGCTCGTCGGCAACGGGAAAGCCGAAGGTGTTTTCCGTCATTGGCTCGGAGATCGCGTTCGGCCCGATCCCCGACAGCACCGATACGGTCGAGATGTGGTTCTATCAGTTCGACGCGCTGTCGGACTCGAACACTACGAACTGGCTGCTGACCGCGCATCCCGACATCTACCTTTATGGGTCGCTGGTGGAAGCGGAGCCGTTCTACACGAACGATGCGCGCATGCCGTTGTGGAAGGCGCGGCTTGATGAGGCGATGGCCGAACTCGAAACCGCCGACATGCGCGACCGCTGGTCAGGTGGCGCGCTCACCATGCGCAGCGACACGGGCAACCCGTGATCCTCCCCGTCGCGCAATACGCGCCCGATCTCCCGCAGCAGCCGGGGATCAATGCGTCTGCGAACGTGACCAACGTCCTTCCTCGGACAGCGGTAAGCTATGGCCCGTTTCCCTCGCTCTCGGCGTTCTCCACGGGGTCCAATCCTGTAGCGAGAGTGCAGGGGGCTTACGCTGCGCTCTCCTCCGCGGGTGATGTGAATATCTTTGCCGGCGACGCCTCGAAGCTCTACCGGCTCACGGGCGGTGCCACGACGTTCTCCGATGTCTCGAAGGTGGGCGGGTACACCACCGCCGCCGATGAGCGCTGGTCGATGACGCTCTTTGGCCAGAGGGTCATTGCGACGAACTTCGCCGACGCGATCCAGTCCTATGTGATCGGGTCCAGCTCTGTGTTTGCCGACCTCTCGGCGAGCGCGCCCAAGGCACGATATGCCGCCGTGGTGCGGGACTGGCTCGTGGTCGGAAACACGTTTGACCCGGCCGACCAGAACCAGCCGACGCGGGTCTGGTGGTCGGGGATCAGTGACCCGACGAATTGGCCGACGCTCGGCAGTGCGACGGCGGCATCGGTGCAGTCGGACGCTCAGGACCTCGATGCCAACGGCGGATGGGTTCAGGGGATCGTCGGGAACCTCGGCACGGCACACGGCGCGGTGTTTCAGGAGCGCGCGGTTGTGCGGATGATGTATGTCGGCCCGCCCGCGATCTTCTCCTTTGACGTGGCGGAGGGGGTGAGGGGAACGCCCGCTCCCGGCTCGATCATCCAAGTGGGCGCTCTGGCCTACTATCTCGGCGAGGACGGGTTCTATCGCTTCGACGGGTCCAACTCGCAGCCGATCGGCGCGGAGCGGATCGACAAGACGTTCTTCTCGGACCTCGACCAATCGTATTTTTACCGCATCACCGCCGCCGTGGATGCGATCAACAAGATTGTCTACTGGGCCTATCCGGGGGCGGGTCACACGGACGGCAACCCCAACCGCATCTTGGCCTACAACTGGTCCGTAGATCGCTGGACGATCACCGAAGCCAACGCGATTACCATCGAAATCCTCATGCGTACCCTGACGCCGGGGTATGACATGGACACGCTCGACAGCCTCTCGTCGGATATCGACTCGCTGACCCTTAACCTCGACTCCCGCATCTACACGGCGGGGCGCGCCGCGCTGGCCGCGTTCGACACCTCGCACAAGCTCTCCACCTTCACCGGAACGCCTCTCGCGGCCACGGTCGATACGCCCGAGGTTCAGGTGTTCGACGGGAAGCGCGCGATGGTGACGCGGGTCCGCCCCATTACGGACGGGGGCTCTCCCACGGTGACGATCGGGACGCGGGAGCGGACACAGGACAGCGTGACATGGGGCTCGGCCACCTCGCTGAACACGAACGGCGACGTTCCGGTGAGGGCGACGGGGCGGCTGCATAGGGCGCGGATCTCCATTCCCGCGTCTTCGAGCTGGTCCCACTTGTCCGGAATCGAGATGGTTGAAGCGAAAGAGATGGGCTCGCGATGACCGGCCTACTGGGAGGGGATGCGAGGGGCGGGCTCCTTGCCGCCAATGATCCGCCGCTCGACGGCCTTCTCGGCGCGGTGGCCCAGCAATATCCAGCACTCGCACCGCACCTAGGGAACTTTATCGTCCAGTGGGGACCAGCTCAGGCGGATGCGCGGCAGCTTGAATTCTATCCGCCGTGGGAGCGCGACAACCCGAATCCCGGCAAGACCACGCTGGAGCTTTACAACCGCGATCTGAATGGGGCAGCACTTCAGAACGCCGTTGCCGGGGACGCGCTCCACCTGTTGGGGGCGGTTGATCCGCGTACGGGCGAGCCGGTTGACCAGCGCTATTACGCTATGAAGCAGCAGCTTCTCGGCTCGCTCACGCCGCAGCAGCAATCCATTGACCGCCGCGCCTACGAGAGGGAACGCGCATTCGGCGACCCCGGCCCCTACGATGATTGGATGCAGCGCTCGCGGCTTGACGCATACATCCGGGGGCGTCTGACGCCCGACGCAAACGATGCGTGGGGCCGCGCCTATAACACACAGCAACTCAACCTTCTTGAGGGGATGCGCAACTACCTGAAGGCGCCCCGGTGACAACCAACCGGGGCTATCTCGGCGTCCCCGAGATGGAGGCGAACGAGCGTGAGCATCGGAGAAAGATCGCCCGCGCCGTCAACAACATTCTGAGCGGGCGGGTCAACGCCACCGTTGAGGTGACCCTCCGCGCCTCGCAGACGACAACGACACTCACCGATCCGCGTATTTCGGCAACCTCATTCATCGACTTCATGCCGCTGACGGCGAACGCGCTGACCGCGAAGGCAAACCTCCGCGTCTCGGCGCAGCAATCAGGAGAGGCGACGCTGACGCACGCGAGTTCGGCGAACACGGATCAGCAGTTCCGTGTGTTGGTAATAGGCTAGGGGAGCAAGCATGTTCGGACTTCTCGGCGGCCCCGGCTACAACGGCGACGGGCAACAGGTAGGCTTGCTCGGCATCCCCACCGATACCAAGCACGAAAACAAGTGGATGCAGTACCCCGGCATGGCGATCGGGGGCTTGGTCGGGTCTCTCTTCCCCGGATTCGGCACGATGATCGGGGCGCGTGCTGGCCGACATGCCGGGGGTGATTTCGGCGACCTCATCGGGGGGAACTGGGACGGTCTGGGCGCGAGCGTTCAGGACCAGCTTACGCAGGGCATTCAGGGGCCGATGCCGGGCATGAGCCCGTTCGGCGCAATGAACCCGCTTTCGATGCTGATGGGCGGGAGGGGGATGCGATGATGCAAGTGCCTTTCGGCGGCTACTTCACTCAGCCGAACGTTTCGCCATTCGCAAACACAACTGGCCCAGACGGCAAGCCGTGGCCGTATGGCTTCCGGGGATCGGGGAGTTTTGCTCCCTTCGCGGATAGCGCGGTGCCGCTGTTGAACGCGCCCCGTGTGTTCGAGTCCAACAAAGAGGAGCCCTTCCGCCAGATGCCGTATGGCCTCCTCGGCCAAGCCATGGCGAGCGGTGCAAGGGGCGGCGCAGCAGGAGGCGGATTGCTCGGTGGAAAAGAGCCGCAGTCCCGCTCCAACCCTGTCGCCTCCCTCATGAACTCGCCCTTCGGCACGTCTCTGCTGAACAACCTTCTCGGCCAGAAGGGCGCGCCCTCCATGCCGTCCTTCTTCGCC